TTTCCGGATGTTGAAATGTCTGCGGTCTCATTCGGATACCTCGGCTTTTTTAATCTCCAGCGTGACCGTGTCTCCGTAGTTCAATTCATCGGTTTCTTCTTGCGACGTTGTCTGTATCGTCAGCATTTCGCCTGTTTCCGAATTATGAAAGCTGAATGTCGTTAAAACTCCGTCATTTTGCGGATAGGACACTTTGCCGTTTACAATGTAGTTTCTTTTCATGATTTTTCTCTCCTTTTTCCTAATAACCTGTTACATTAACAAACAAGATACAAGTCGCTCTGAATACTCCGCCCGGTATGTGTATATCGCCACCGGGATTGAAAATTGCACCATCGGCCAACCAGTATGCTTTTATACGGTTTGGGCTTAACCAGTTCAATTTTAATGAGCTATGAATCACAACCTGCGGGGTGCTTTTTTGGAATTCGTGCATAGAGAACATAATCGCCGCAACTTTCGCACATGGAAAAGTCGTCTCTGGCATAACAGCTGCCAGTCCTGCTGCGTCATTTGTTGATATCTCTGATTTAATATGGCTGCCGACAACACGGAGATACGGAGTTTTACTATTAAAAACAAGCTTTCTTGTTTCCGAATCCCAGATGAATAACCCTGCCCCCGATGTATCAGAATCAGCCTCCTCGGTAAATATATACAATGTAACGGCGTCGTGTACCTGTCCCGCCGTCATCGAAACAGACGCTGGAGCATGCACCTGAATAGTCATCTTTCCGCCGCTTACCTCAGCTGTAACGTAATATTGAGAATTAGCGCAATAGATTGCCGGAATATAATTCATATTAAAGTCTATTTCATATTCCCAGTATTTCCAGTTGCTTCCGTCTCCGCTTACCCCTGTCGGCGATGGCAGCTTATCTACCTTTAGTAACCTCAAGTTTTTATATTTATTGTTAATGATGAGGTGCCGATCTGCGTTGTAAATTTCCAGAAAGTTAATAAGTGCCATAATAAATCCTCTGTTTATGATTACCGTCAAAATCGCCACGATACACCCAATTTATTTGATTGTTTGACGTCGTTATCTGCATTGGTGCTGTATACTCCGCCGTTTCCGGCACAAAAAACACAAATAGCCGGTCGTTACCTCGAATATCGATAGCTCGGCTTCCTGTCGGTGTGTCGGCTGTAAAACTGCCGAGAATGCGGGTCAGTGAATCTGTGATATCAAGTGTTAATCCTTTTTGCGGGTGATAAATCCTTAGTCCAGTAGCCATTATACATTTACCCCCAGTGCTATAACTCGGAAATTGTTCTCGTCAAAAATTTCAATCAGGTTGTCCTGAATTACCGTACGTGCTCCACTTGTCGCCGTCTCCAGCCTACCGATTCTTGCTGTTATTGCCGATAACGACGTAACCGCCAACTTATCAGCAGTAACCGCTTTTGCAGCAAGCATTCTTGACACAATGACGTTGTTATCAAAGACGGTCTGCCCTGTTACATGCAGGTACTTTCCGGCTATCGTTGTTGTCGTCGGTGACAAGTTAATCTGATTGATCACATCGCCTTTTTGCACCCGTAGATTGATAGCGTCTGCCATTTGGGCGATGGCACTGTAATTAGCTTTTGCAAGCATGAGATTGCCGAGATTTGACACTATCGTAGTAACATCTTGCTTTGCGATTGCGCCGTCGTTGAGCTTTTGCTTAACTAACGCGTCTACTTTCGCAAGACTTACCGCTTCATCGTCAATCATGTCCTTACTGATTGAGATTTTGACGACTACACGGCTCTCTCCGGATTTCTCGCCCTCTCCGAACAGGTCATAATAAGCGATGGATACGTCATAGATACCGGCGCCGCATGTGTGACTATACACATTATTTTCGGTCTTGATTGTTTTCTGCCCGTCCGTGCCATTGATGTAAATGTTCATTCCGGCACAATCTTTCGGGATTGCTTCTGCTGTCAGTCCGAAACCACCGATTGTACTTGTAAGCACAGGCGGATTGGGCTTTTTCGGTACCGGCTTGTTATACTGCAGTATTGCTGGGGCGGAGTATTTACCGATTGCGGATTTTGCGTACAGATACAGTTTCCCGCTCCGTTCTGTCAGCAGCAGTATTGCAGATAGGTTATTCGTTCTGACTAACAATCCTGCCGTTTCAGCGCCGGCATTGTCATCCGTCCGGATTTCGTAAAATGCAACATCGGTATTTGTGACTTCTTTCCAGCTGGCAGTACAGACAGACCCGAAATCCACGATGAATCCGTCGGGCGTATTCGGTATTTCTGTTTTGAGCGCAACAAGGATCTTCAGCTGTGGTGAGGTGTCCGGACTTGTACTTTCGCCCCATTCGTCTTTTGTGCATACGGCGATTAAGTAGGTATCGCCGACGATCGCCTGCGGAATGACGACTTGGTCTTTTCCGCTGCCGCCAAACGTCCACTCTCCGTCAAATCCGAGTTCAGATCCTTTCGTGCCCTCTTTTATGACGAGATCTTTTGCCTGCCCATTGCTTGTCTTATACCATACGTCACCCTGCAGGTAAGATTGCAATTCGGGCGGCGTCCAGTTGACCACAATGTCATAGCGAGACACGCCGTCCGCAAGCTGTCTATAACGGTTATATGCGGTTAAATTCGTAACGGGCGGGATGTAGTACGGCGTGAGTGTGTACTCGTACGCTCTAACTTCGGACAGGTCTTGATTGCCTGCGCCGAAGATGTTATATGAGCAGAATTTAATATAGATTTTCTTGCCAATATCGTCTTTTGTAAACGGTACTTTAAACACAGAATTATCCAGCCGGACAAAATCTGTATCTTTAGCGTGCATTCTTATTGTTGTATTGCACTGGCCGCGATATAACCCCGACAGTAGCCACGCACCGTTCGATTGCAAATTAGCGTTGATGTAACTCATGCATTCGCCGTCGATCCAGCAGAGCGTATTCTTGCGTTCTGCGTCCTGTGGTGTACCGCTAAGCAACTGATCATTGCACGTCACAAATACTTGATTGCCGGATGGATGATTCGGCATCGGTGACAGTGGCTGTGTTAATTTACCGCACCGCGCAGAGCCTGCAATTTGCCCAACTGTCCGATAATTTGTGTTGTCGTCGGATACGTACACAGTACATCCGCCCCAGCCGTCCGCCTTGCCCTTCGCGGCAATCCACAGCTCCAGTCCGTCTGCTGTAAGATCCGCGGGCGGCTGAAAAATAACCGGCAGCGTATCCGGGGCCGCCTTGTTATAATCGATGTACGGACGATCTACATCGTGTACATCATACGTAGCCGCGGAATAGTTTCCCGGAGGCACAGATACCGCCGTAACTGTAAGCATTCCGCTATCGTCTTCGGTAACTGCTGTTACTCGGACTACTTGCTTATCAATCCCGCTATACTTATCTGATATACGTACTAAGTCGCCCGGCTCTATTCTGCAAAAAGCCCAATCAAGAGTAAAAGTATACTGGTTTCTGCCGTACTTATTCTTGCGCGCGGCCATTTCGGCTACTTTCACGGCTCGTTCTTTCGTGTACATATACCGGGCATTTATTGTATTTGCTTGCCGGAGTCCGTGATTCGCGATATCTTCTGAAAACTGATAAGCGACAGATTCTTTTTCATAGCTGTTAGCTCTGTTACTAAACTCAACAGGAAAACGATTATAGATATCCGCGGAGTCTTTCCGCTGATATGTGACAAGCGCTCCGTCAGATTGCGGGATGAAGTCATCAGCGGTCAGGTCATACTGTACAGTCTTATCCGGCGTCCAGTTACCTGCGGGACGGTCTTCAATTATAACGATTTTATATTGGTCGTTAGACCAAAAAATATGCGCGTTCGTGAGCCCTGTTATTTCTTTAACGATGTCGCGCACAGCACTTTCGTCGGCATCTGCCGGTGTAGAAATCAGCAGATCGGCCTCTTTGCAGTACTTTCGGTACTCGTCGAGGTTTTCAATATTGACATCAGACAATCCGACTCTGTCTAACAGCGCTCTTATGTAATCCGCGGGATTAACGTCGACACCGTCTCCGGTACTAAGCAGCTTACCTTTTACTTCAAAGTTGTACGTCGGCATAGCTGCAGAGTCGCCCAGATCGATTACCCCCGCCATGTACGCCAAACCATTATACGGAAGTGATTTATCCGGATGATGCTGCGCTACATAACTCCACGGCGACTGTGTAGATGCGCCGTCGAAAAGTGACAGTCCAACCTCTTCAGCCGGATAATTGTAGACCTCTTTATCCTTCCAGATTCTATTGATACCTGCTATCTGACCCTCGCAGAGTCCAATAATTGTCGCCACGGAATATGTATATGTGATGTTAGTTTGTTTCCCACCGCCCTTACCTGCCCGGTGGGTCTCTTTGTGCTCGTGCGCGGTAAAATCATCGTAATATATAATATTCCCGCCAATACGTGTTGTACCATAGATTTCCGGAACAGCAGTACCGTATTCCGCGGTATTAACTGTAAACGTTGAGATTTTATTAGCCCGAGTAACAATGTTCGGCCCCCTGAAAAAACTCATACCGTATCCTCTCTCCACCTGTAGATGTACTTAAGTCGCGACTGTCCGCGGTGGTCACAAAACATAACATCGCTCATCTCTGTAACTATCACACCTTGATTGATTAATGCATGAATAACTCTGTCCTGCCCAATATATACTGCTGCATGAGATATGCAGCGACCGTACTTGTACAACAAAAAATCACCAATTTGTAGATCGGTGACTTCGTCACAATATTTTTGTACGTACCTCAGAAACCACTCTTCTGAATGCGATAAATGCCACATATTAGAGTATGGTGCGACGCTAATTGTATCCGGTTTTATTATTTGTGCGCCTTCGAGCACACCGATTAGCAGCATACCACAGTCTACGCCTACGCCCTTTACTTTTGCCATATTAACGTGCGGCGTTCCGAGCCATGCCCGCGCTTCTGCAGCTATTCTCTCGCCGACGGTCATATAAGTATCTCTTTCAAAGGCACATATGGCGCCACGACCGACGCGTTATCTATATCCGTCGAGCTGATAACCCCCTCTCCTGACGTACTATACGCTTTCTGCGGATAGTACTTCCGGATCGGGAATTTCATATTCAGCCCTTGCGTCTTTGATTTTACGGACAACTGCAGATCCACGCCGCCTGCGTGCTTAACTTCAACGTTCCCCGCAAACAGTCCGATTGCACCTAATACTGATGCCCCACGGAAGAAACAGCGCCTTAGCGCTAATACTGCGCCATCAAGAACGCCTTCGTGAGCTGCTCTTAGCAGCGGTTTATTTTCTATTTTGTCTTTCGGATCTGCGCAAATCGTGACAGTCAATGTGTCTACCGAAACATCACTCTGCAAGTCAATTTGACTGCGCTTAATAAGCAGCGCATTATGCTGATACGCTCTTCCGTTATATACAATGTCTTGATCTGTATCGGCATAGTAGTATTTATTTCCGTTCGACAAAGTCAGTTCGTATAGGTCACAAGACGTGAAACTTTTCTCTGTATTTAGATACATTTCTAAGTCAGTCGTTACTTTCTTCATCGTACTACCCTCAACTTGATACTTCCTGTTTCGTTCCAGTTTCTAAATAATTCTGTAATTCCCAGCCCGTCGTCGTCAAAGCAAACCCGCCACCAGTATACGTAATCCGCTTTGATAATGTCGCCGCCTGCCGGAGCTGTTTTAAAAACGATTACCCCGTCCGTTATCGTATAATCCGATGCCGGCACTTTTGTGTCGTTGCGATAAACAGTGGCATTCTCAATATACGCGGCGGGCTCTACATACTCCCCGACTTGCATAACTGCTTGATATTTACCGGGGGAAATCATCGGGAGTTGTATGCCTTTTACCTGATAATCCTTCGGATCCAACCAAAGGAACGGAAGAAGCGCTCCTTTCTGCAGCGCGCAAAAACCTAATATTTTACGAGACTCTTCATCAGTTAACCGTTTGAACTGTACACTGATTGTCCAGTCCGGATACAACTGATTCGTCATAGCCCGCCTTCGGCCGGAGCCTGTTTTTTTCACTGTTGTATTCCAAGTCTCTTTTTTAGAGGAGTTCCATGCCGCTTTTTGTATGTCCGGAAACTTTTTCAAAGCCATTTACCATACCCCGCTATCTGTCGCAAAATTTCGGTTGTTTTCATGCAGCGCCTGCTTGATTTGCTTGAGTCCTCCGCGGTTTAAAAAGTCCATAAAAGACTTAGCATCTAAAGCTGATACAGACAGATTTACATCGCCGCCTGCATTATTATCTACTCCGCCACCATCCGAAAATTCCGGAGTAGCGCCGGCGTTAATAGCGTTTAACATCCCGACGCCTATGCGGTCTACTGCAGCCGAGCGGATAACGTACTCTCCTTTAGACAGCATAGCTGGAATAGAGTCACTAGTACCAGTACCCGGGCCGGTAATGTATCCGCCTGCCGCCTTTTTTGTAATGCCAAACACCGTTTTATTGGCCATATCCGCAGGTGTCATACCGCTTGCCCACGTAGGAAATGCAGAATAAATAGCAAACACGCCGAGCCATTCGGTCAGTATTGATACCGCAGTGTTAATAATGTTCTTAGCAAAATCAGCCAGCGCTTCTTTTCCCGACTTTGCGCCGGTAATAAAATCCGACATAGCGCTGCCCATACTTTTACCGACATCGTTCATATAGCCAACAATTTTATCGTGCCACTGCTGCGCGGTGGTCAGCTGCTGAATTTCAGCATCGGCCGCTTCTGCTAAAGCCGCTTTATACTGATCGACAAACGACTGCAGCGTCTCTCCTTTTGCTGTTAGCTCTTCTGCCAGTGCATCGGGGGTCATCTGTAAGAGCTTAGCTACTCCGCTTAAAGCCTCCGCTTCGTCCGGATTAGAGACAACTGTATCAAGATCTTTCAGGTTTTCTTGCAGTGTCTTCTTGAGCTGATCTATTTTGTATTTTGTACTGTCAGGATCCCCGAGTATTCTGTCTACTAGATTTTTTGTATTCTCTTCGTTATTTTTTAACGCCAAATCGAACTGCGCCGCTCTTACTTTAACCGCGTATAAACTGTTTTCCGCGTCTATCTGATCGTTAATAGCTTTAATCGTTTTGTCGCGCGTAGATGCGTCGGTAATTTTCTGCGCAAGCTTGAGCTCGTTTGTGTACCCCTCGACTAACTGATCATGCGCATTTTTGAGCCCCTGCAGCGTTACTTGCAGACCTTCTGTCTTCTGCTCTTCTTTAGCCATCATCTTGACACTAACCTGCGCGAGTTCTACCGCCGATTTAGCCAGTGCCCATTTTTGCTTATCTGCATCAGCATACTTTTTAATTAATGCTTCCACTGCTTTTTCTTCTTCAGACAGCTTTTTTACGGCCGATCCACCGCCGCCGCGAGAGCCACCCCCTCCCCCTGACCTTTTAGCCAAGCTGCCCGCGGAATTAAATCTCTGCGACTCACGTACCAAACCGTGTGTCGCGTTAGCTAGTGCCGCTTCCTCCTCATCGTTATTAACGCCGCCCGCAGCAGCTATTTTATACTGACGATGGATACCGGATGCTGCCGCACTGGCAATCCTGCCTAATATTCGCAATACCTCGGCTGCAAAATCATAAATTTCTTTGAGTACATCGATGACCGGTTGCATAGAATCAACGATCTCTTTACCGACTTCGCTAAAGCCCATCGCAAGATTATATATAATGACATAGATAGCCTCTATCGACGTTTTTATTACTGCCAATACGGCGTCAATCCCCCATAAAATAACGCCGGCCACATTGCCTAAAAGCGTGAAGACTCCAATGCCGTCCCCTCGAATAAAATCTACCAGATCTTGTGTAATATCGATGAGCTCTTGCACTATCCCAGACTGCTGAAATGCATCGAGTATAGCCGCCCCGATTTCGCCGCATGCCGCGTTAATATTTCCAGTGACATCACCCCATTGGTCAATGATATTCTGCTTAGATTTAGCCATTGATCCATCGAACTGGTGTAAGTAGTCGGTTAATGCTTGAATAGCGTCCTGCGCATCCAGCGTTCCATCGTCCAGCGCCTTCATTGCTTCTTCGCCGGTCATACCCAGCGACCCGAAGACGTTATCCAGATTGATACCTGCCATCTGCAGGGCTATGATCTGCCTGCTGCTGGCGTCCCCGGTAGCTTTAATGCGCGCAAGTGTAGTAACAAGCATTTCTGCGCCTTCTTGCTTCTTACCGAGCCCCGCGGCCGCATCAGCACATAGACGGATCATATCCGCCGACTCTTGTGCCGTATAGCCCATTGCGAGGAGCTGTATGCCCATTTCTTGTACAGCCGCTGAGTCGTAATTCAGGTCGCGCTCGAGATCATTAAATATGCGATATGTCTCTTTTCCGCTGTTTATGTTATTTTTTATAGCGCCCAGCTGCGCCGTCGTTTGCTGCGCAGCCAAGTCGACACTTACTATATGCGTGGCCGCGTCTTTCGCTAT